CCAACCTCAAAGCTTGTGCAGCCCAACTATTTTTATTTTCAACAAATGAAGCCAACCCATTAGGAAATGCAGGAGAATAATCACTGTTTACATTGAGTTCATAATTCTCTGGCAAGACAGCTTCAAGTGTCTGACTTCCACCCGATATACCAGTTCCACCCGAAATATTATTCTGCTGACCATAAGGAGTATTTGCCAATAAAGCAGATGTTATGATAACTTTATATTCCGCTGGAATTGTTTTATCAATTAAAGGTTCTTGTTGAAATGCCATCTTAATAGCCCTCCTTAATAAGCAGAAATGTTCAAGAAAAGTAATCCATTGTCGTCTATCATTGCGGGTGTATTATCGAGTGTTGGAACATTTAAGTTTGAAGTAGGCATATTTCTAGTAACTGGCGCAGGTTTTGTTTCTGGGGTATGCACATGAATTACTGGTTTATAAGAAGTTGCCGCTACTTGCATCGTTCCAACATTTTCAGCCGAACCAGTAGCTCTACCAATAGCTGGAGCTCGTCCAGTAGTTTCCTGTCTAGGACTGGTTATTGTTGCTATAGGTTTAGAAACATCTTTTCTAGTAGATTGTATAAGATTTGCATAAGCTCGTTTGAAGGCAGCGGTCTTTGAAATAGGTGCACCCGACTTAATCAATTTATCAGCAAGTGCTTTATCATTTGCAGCATGCCTATAAATAATAGATTGACCTGCAATCGTATGTTCTGCCTTGGTAGTAGCAGCCTGTCTAGTTGCCTGAGTAGCCTTGGTAGCAGCTTGTCTAGTTGCTGGAGTAGTTTCACCAAGAGCTGATTCGCCAGCAGTATGGAATTCTTTTTCTGTGCTCTTTGCTGTGCTAATGACTTTATGATATGCAGCAACAGTTGTTTGTTTTACTTCATGAGCAACAGTCTTTACTGCTTTTGTTGCTGTCTTTAATAGTGGAATATGATCTTCCAACCAATCCCAAGCTTTCCCAAGAGCATGCTTGACAACATCAGCAGCATGGCCTATAAAATTGAAAATTGGCATTAGAACCCCTTCAATAGCTTTTAGTCCTACCTTAAATGCCTTAATGCCTTTTCCAAACCATTTTCCTACAACTTGAATAACTTTCCAAGCTCCACGAATTTCAGCTATTAATATTCTTGCAAAAAAGTCCCTAATTGGTTTTGTTACTTTCCATAAAATACTAGCTGCACCAACAATATCAACCGCAACTCGTTTAAAGATATGACCAATCCCTGCAAGCTTATGTCCAATTACTTTTCCAACTTTCTCCATGCCATGCCAAACACCAACAGCAGCATGGCCTACGCTTGTTAATACTCCTTCTATTTTTGTTTTCCATTTCTTCGGTATAATATATTTCCAGACTAAGAAAGCGGCGACTGCGGCCCCTAGAACAGCAGCAACTATCCAACCTATTGGATTAGAAGCTAAGGCTGCTGCTCCACCTGCTGCTTCTCCACCAACTGCGGCTGTTCCAGCAACTTCTGCTCCACCTGCTACAGCTCCTTCAGCTCCTTCTGCTACTGTGCCTACTTCTCCGGCTTCTCCTGCTTCAGCCCCAGCTCCTTTTCCTATCTTCATCAATTTACCTAATTTGGTGCCTTTGAAGCGTTTTCCAACACGTTGGGCAACATTTTCACGCTTGGTAAATCTTCCTGTCTTTGGATCACGAAGACCACGTTTGCCCATTAAGAAATCGCCAGCTTTTGCAAAATACTTACCAACGATAGGAAGTTTGGTAAGCAATTTACCCAGGCCCTTTGTTAGATCAAATAATATCTTGCCAACATATTTAAGAGGTTTGAGTAACAACAATATTCCTTTCCCCAACCATTTAAAAACATGCAAGAATTTAGTAGTTAAAAATGCGAGTATTGCTGCTAACACTTCTAGCAAACCCCCACCACCTTCTCCTTCATCTTCTTTTACTTCATCTAGCTGTTGTTCCCAGAAACGTTGATCGTCAGTTCTTTCTTTAGAATGTTTGCGAGCATCCAGTTTAACTTTCTTTTTCTCATATTCTATCTGGCTTTGAATGGCTAGTGCAGCTTTATCTTTCGTCAATTTGCCACTCATATCTACATTTGAAATACCAAGCGGTTTTTTGTTAAATAAAATAGCATTTTGAAGAGTAGTTACTTTTACATCAGCAAGATCATTTCCTGGTCCACTAACTGTCTTGGCAGCACGTCCAGCGTTTCCTGTCCAATTTTCTCCACCTTTAGCTTGCCATGCACGTACTGATTTAGCCCATTCGGTTTGTTGTCTCAGCAACGCTTCCTCAAATCTCCTACTTTCTTCATCATCTTTTGTTTTATTAAATTTGGCACTCTTCGTAGTTTCTGTTGGGGCAGATACTTCAACAGCAGCATTTTCGTCAAGGTCATAATCAGAAGAATCAACATCTCTATCTAATCCACTCATTCCCATTGTTTCGGCTGCTCGTGCAGCACTAGATGCTGGTCTATTTTTTCTCTTTGTGTGTCTTTTTTTCCGTTCCTTCTCTATATCTTCAAAGTCATCTTCTTCAATATCAAAAAGTTTTTCTCTTTCATCCAATTCTTCATCAAAATTCTTGTAGTCTTCCATCATCTGCTTTTGATTTTTCTCAAATTTTTCTTTACCTTTGCCAGTAGCTTTTGCCATTTCGCGCGTAGCATCAGCAATTCCTTCACCAAGCGTTTTTAATATGTTTCTTATTTCTTCGTTGCGTTCTTCGATTGTTTTCTTAAGCTCAGCCATTGGTTTTTCAAATTTCTCTGCAAGTTCTTCCTCTGGCATTCCCGCCGCCAATCCTTGCTTCTGCCCTTCTTGGAGCGACTTGTATTTTCCAATGTCAGTCTTTAGATACTCCTCTTTCTTTCTCTGTTTAATCTTTTCTATTTGTTTAGCTTTGCGCCGTTCTCTAACTTGGTCAGCAAGATCTTCCCTATCTCCAAGACCTGTAACATGTGATAGTCTCTCCCCAATAGTTCCACTTTTCCAGATTCTTCCTATATCCGCAGTCTTCTTTATAAATCGACCTACTCCACTTTGTTTAGCAGCTCTACCTAACTGACCTCTAAAGGTTATAAGATCGTCTGAACTACGTTTCCAATCTGACTCCAATAACTCAGCTTCTTCTTTAAGTGTCTTTTGGATTTTACCAAAGTTCTTTACCCGCAGTTTCTTCAGTTCTTTAAGAACATTATTTATCTTGCGCGCGTCCGTATCTTCGTCTTCCACGAATTTTTTGATGGCAGATGAAATATCTTTGGATCGTCCAGTTTTGATCTTCTCAAAAAACTGCTGGACAACTTTATCTTTGCTGAAATCTTCAGCCACTTTAATATCCTCTTATGCTTTTACGTACTTTCTTAAGTGCTCTGGAATATGGCCTGCTTGCGTTGGTTGGCCCTTCTTGAATTCTTCTTCTTCATCTTGTATCTGCTTTCGGACTACTCCATCAGTGTAGAACGCCTCTCTAGCTTCATCGGGAACATAATGTAAACGTGCTCCAATAGTTATTTTTGTGTTGAGCAAACTCTCCTCACTGTAGATTGGGAAAGAAGCTGGCAACATCAATAGAGATAGAAGTCTCTAGCGTGTCACCACACCCCCTGCATTTGAGTTTAACACTTTCAATAACACCATGCTTCGACATCTCATTAAACTTATCTGCATCATCCATAAAATCAGCATCAAAGTTCTGAGCGGTCAGCCATTTTCTACGTTCAGCAAGTGTTAGGCCATGAGTTTTTGGATTAAGTGAACTTGCATATTGATTCAACCAATCTTCATCTGCTACTTCAGTGGTCTTTCTTGCTATCTCTAATCCAGCCTTTTGAGGAGTTCCTCGAAGCATAATGTTCTTAGCATCTGTTAGTTGCTCCAGCATCTCTAAACTATCACACACATCTATCGCGCGAGCTGGATAAAAAAGACAATGATGATTAGATTTGTCCATTACATCTTGAACAAATGTAGATATTTGTTCGGCTTTTTCTTTGTTGATTGAAAGTGTCTGTATATTGGTATCTTTCAAATATTCTGTATTATCAAGAGTCTCAACAAGTTTTTTATGTTCTGCTTCTAAAGCAGTTTTTTCCTCTGGGGTTGTTGCTATCTTTATCTTAGCTTCAATAGCTTCTATCATATCTAGATGCTTTTGACTGTCACATGTAAACTCAATCTTCAGTGGTGTCTTAGGGAGAGAATGAATACGATGCCAATATAGTAAAAAATAGAAATCTCCAGCAGTCAGATCAAAGGCTGACTTGTCTGGATCAATAGTTGCATTGATGACCTGCACAAGTTCTCGGAAATTACCTGTTGTGTGTGCATGATAAAGTTTCTTCATATCTTGCGGGAAAGAAAGTCTACGAATAGATAATTTTTGATAAGGATAGAAAATGTAACCACTTGGTAGATCAGGAATATCTACATACCTGCTATCTTTATCTGCACCTGTTACTGTAGGAACAGGTGATGTTATTACATTGGGTACGGGAATATCTTGAAGAGCAGCTGCACCACTTTCGGTACGAAGCACGGTAAGGGCTGGGCTATTATCGAGCATAAATTTCTCCAGGGATAGATTTAATTCTTTTAAAAGAATTAAGATTATAGTTCTAAGTATAAAGCAACGTGTGTCGAAAAGTTGCACAAAAAGATGATGTTTTTAAGCAAAAAGATAATAGACATTACTGAAAATATATGTCACTAAACGTTGATACTTGAATTGTTAGAAAGCGCCTAGATTTGATAAACTCACGCTGTTCGCCAAGGTGTTTGTACCTTGATTTACCAGGGCCGCAGCAAGAGCACTTGGAACACCTCCAAGCAGACTGCTGAAGCTTGCAGGATTGGTACCACTATTGAATGGAGTAATTGGAGTATACACTAGATCATTGATTGAGAATGTCTGGCTCAACACTACATTTCCTGTCTGTGAAGTAAATTGATAAGCTTCTCTATCTGTAGGGAAAGCATCTACCATTGTCAGACTAAACATATCTGTTCCAGCAGGATTGACAGTTGTAAGAGTAATATCCATCATATAGTTGGACATCTCACTGTAATAACCTAAGTCATTACGAATAAGTTGACGCCATGTTTCTAAATAGTAACCTACAGAACCAGCAACATCTTCATAAAATTGAATTGATACTGTGCCAATATCTTGAAAATCTGGCAGATAGATATTACGTCCACCACGAGAAATAGGTTTAGCACCAACTGAGGGCTGTGGGACCGATATATCTTGAACATACCAACTTACATCAATAGGCATCGGAGGTATAGAAGCTACACCGGGTACCTGGCCACCAGAAGACTGGCCTCCAACTTTAGGATTAATGAGACTTCCAATAGGCGCATTTAGAAGAGGAATACTACCAAGCACTGATCCAAGAAAACCCCCACTATTTGAAGGTGGAACTCCGCTTCCCGTTGCATAACTGGGTGTAGCATGTGCCCCAAGCAAAGGCATCTGGATGTACCAACTAAATGAGAACATTGGATCTGCACGATTAAGTAGACGTGCAAGGTCTCCAGTTGGTGGGGTAGACAACAGATTGCCTAACTGCTGTTGGATATAAGGTCCAAGCAGGGTAGCTATCTTGCTATTACCCAGCAACTTAGTAGGAGCGTTAAAAAGGATATTTTGTGCAGCGGTATTTAAGAAAGTACCTGCTTGGGTACCAACCTGAGTCGGGGTAGGAAGAGAGCCACCCGGCTGGCTTGCTGCACTTAAGAAACTGGCGGTGCCTGGAATTTTGATTGAGTTTCCCGCAGATTGCGAGAATTCCGATGCGGCACTACCGAGGATTGAACTAGGGTCTGACATTTAAGCACCTTATGATAATAATTATATGATGGTGCGGGCGAAACTTTGAACTTAGATTTAAATTACTTTGCTGTCTTTAGTTGCTTTTCATATTTCTTGATAAGAGCTTTTTGTTCTACAATAGTATCAAAGAGGTAGTAATGTTTTGCTCTATGATGTAATTCCTCTTCGGAGCCTTTTGGAATTTTAGTAATTGAAGTGTTTGTATGATTTCTTAATTGTTTTTCAAACTTTTTCAACTTCTCTTTAGCTTTCTTAAGCATTTCTTGAACACGTTTCTTGTCAGCAGCTTCTACAAGCTGGGCTTCTTGCTTATCCAAGTAGGCTTCAATCTTTCTCAAATTAGTTGCTAAGACGTTGAGTTTCATTTATGCTCCTAGAAATAATTTGAGATAAAGGAAAGAGGCTAGTCCTACTGAAATGCCTGTAAAATAACCAGCATAGTCTCTGGCACTGGCTAAAAATGTCTGCACTGGATTCTTCTCATACTTACGATCAAACCAAAATTCTTTTATTGCTGTAACAATGTACCAAACTGCTGCAAACCCTATACCTACGTGTATTGAAGTAAGTCCAACAAATAACACGAAGAAGGCAGGAATACCTGCATGAGCCATAAAATCAACAAAAAGTTGATTCTCACCTGTTCCTGCTACCCACATAGCAAACTTGTTCCAAATAGAGAGCCACCATTGGACTACTGTAAGAGAAACAAACCACTGACTAATAGTAGTCCAAAGACTTGATAGAGAAGTAAGTATGCTCATTTATACCTCCATTAAGTGTTATGCCAAGAAAATTAGCATAAGTAACTTAATGCCTACTAAACATCTTGCCAGTAGTCATAGGAAAGAGTCCCGGTCAGGTTGACTGGGGTACTCTCGTTACCACTTATGGCCGCATCTTCAAGTGTCAGAGGAAAACAATTTTCCAACTGGATGGTGCGAGTAACATTACCTATATCATCATACAGAAGTAACTGAGCGAGTGTTGCGTATTGTGATTTGTAACTGCCACTATTATTTCTAATATCGCGGCAAAAGAAAAACCAACCGGTGAGAGTACCTCTGGTACTAATATCTCGAGTTTCCAAGTAGGTAACTGATAGATTGTGTGACCATATAATACGTCCAGCAAACTGCGCTTCAGCACCATGCAACTGAACAAGTGCTGGTTCAATCGTTACACCTGGAATAGATGTACTCATACACTTGATAGTTAGAGTGCGTGAATTTCCCCCGCCAGGAACGTTGGCTACCACCAAATCGAAATTATAAGGCAGTAACGGATCTGGCAGCGTAAGAACATCTGAAAGTGAAGTTCTAACCATGATAAACTCCTATTAAAAAGTTGATTTCTAAATTCATTATATGTCTTTAAATAACCGACTATACGCCGCCGGGATTTTCCACAAATTGTACACCCTGTTGAGTTAAAATAGCCAGCAACTGAATCTGATTGACTGGCAGATTGGGAGTGATATAGATACTTACATTAAGAATGCCTTGACCAGTAAGCTGTGGTGGATTATTAGTGCTATTAGACACAACAGATCCTGCTGCAATCGCCTGAGACAGCACAAGGCTCTTTAGGAACTGGCTAATTAAATTTACTATTTGGGTGACAGTAAATGGGTCGTTTGGTTCTTGCAGTGAAAACTGAAGTGCAGCCACAATACTTTGTTCAATAATATCAAATATTCTACGTACTGAAATGAAGCTAAGAGCACTTACTTTTGTTTGCAGAGTTCTCTGTTCCCACAATACAATACCTTGGCCAACAAAACTCCTAAAATAGTTAATCTGTGAACTGGCGAGCGCATTTCTATCACCTAAGTTATTATAAGGTACTCTTACACCTATTGCATCTGGAATTACACCACGGTTCATACCAGCAATAGAATAACCAGGATTTGCCACATAGTCAGTATATGCCACACGAGCAGCCACTGCACCTGAAGGTGGTAAATAAATTTGATTACCTGTAACATAATCAATATACTGTAGGTCAGAAGTAAAGATAGCACTTCTATTACTATTCAAATTCAAATTGATGTTTCGATAGTTAATAGCATCTTGCACTGTCTGATATTGAGATGGCATATCTAATATACAGATAGTATCTTGACGATTATGTGCTACAGTATCCATCGCCAGTTGAATATCGGGAGTTGAATAACCACCATTAATAAGCACATTTATCTTTATCTGGTCAGGATTATTAAATTCCTGAATACCTGTAATAATCTGTGCATCTGTTGGAGCTGTACCATTTACTCCGCCTGTAGCTTGAACACCTACAACTGAAGTAACCGTCGGTAAAGTAATTGTCCAATTTGGTACGTTTGAAAGTGCATTTACATACAGTGAACTTGTGTTCAACATTGTAGAAATTTCAGTGCTTTGATTATATTGATTCAATTCATTATCAAGTGTTACATTCCAAGTTTCAACTGGAACCGTAGTGCTCTGCGAGGTATCATATACCAACAACTGGAATTTAGTTGAAACTGCAGGAGCAGTTATAGGTGGAGAACCCGCTGGAATAACTGCACCAGTATCAATAAAACTTAATGTTGCACTGTTGGTACTTGCAATAAACAAGTAGCTCAATGAAGTACGTCCGTACACACGATAACCTACTGCATTCGTTACTGCTGCCCAACTAACTGTAACAGAACTTGTGCTTCCAGTTGTGGTTGCAGTAGCCGAAGAAGATACAAGCGTTTCACCATGAATACCAACCGCTGTGACTTCATAGTTATATGTTGAAGCAGTAAGTGTTCCGCCTGTGGTACTACCAGTAGCGGTAACTCCTGTCGGTGGACTTAGATTATTGCTAACAATAGCAACCTGAATATTATTGTAATAAGCGCCTGGTCCAACACCATAAATAAATACCAAATTCTGATTTACTCCGGTTGCTCCACCAGCACTGTTAAAATTAATAGTAGAAGGATCGGCAAGACCACCATATGCAGATATACCAAAGGTAGTAGTAAGATACTGAATGAGCACTCCACTATAAAGAGCACCCGATCCAACAACACGATTAATATAAATTTGACTACCTACTTTCAGATAATCACGAGCAATATACTGCAACGGGGTGACAGCCAGGCTTGGAGGCCCATATTGGGTCAATCCGTTAGTAGAAGTAACAAGAGTCGGACCTAATGGCCCCTGAAGGGCATAGGCGGTATATGCGGCTATAGTAACAGCGGCACTTGAAATAAGTTGGCTCTGATCAACTTCCTGCAAATAAACGCCGGCACTTGAATTTGCTGCCATTTGATTCTCCTAGTAAAATTACTGAATTGATTAGATACTTTTTTCCGAAGAAGCAGACATCGTAAAGGTTGATGGAGCTGCTGTTTTAGGTTTAGCCGCTGCTTCTTTAATTTCTTTGTTAATAATATGTATATTGCTCTCCTTATTTGGAATCTGCATAGCTACCGAAACTGGATCTGGTGCAGGAGCTGCATTAATAAACGATTTGTCTATATGCATCTTATTTCCATATCTTGCTACTGTAAGCGCATCTGGAACAAAATTATCTGCTACGCGATTCTTTCCCATAGCAAGATGCACATGAGTTGATTTGTCATTGACAGTCCCTTTAAGGGCAATTAACATTCCTGTGGTATTAATTATGAGCATAATATCCTCCTAGGGTTGATAAATTATTTTGCAGTCTTTAATTGCTTTTCATTTTTTTAAGAGCTTTGTTGAAACATTTTGGACAAAGAATCTAATTTGCTGATTTAGGACCTTTACATGTCTTACATTTTAATCCTGACCCTTTTAACTTAGCTTCTTGCTTATCCAAGTAGGCTTCAATCTTTTTCAAGTTCGTTGCAAGTATATTGAGTTTCATTTATGCCCCCGTAAATATTAGAAATGGTACTGCATTCACAGTATCGAAGTTGGTGAAAGTTATTAGGGTCGCTGCACCAGGCCAGATAATCGGTATGATTCCGTTGGTACCTGTGAAGCTGAAAGTAGGAACGTTCGATCCCGCTGTTATCATAACATGCATGTTCGCTGCAATACCGGAATTGGGCATAACAATAATAGCAGTGGGAACACCTGGAATCGTGTAGGTTGTGGCCGTTCCTATGTTACCAATACTTGAATCATAGACAGCGCTGATTTCAACATTCGACCAAGTGAGGGTAAGAGCCAGATTGCTAACAACCCTAGCGGCTTGCCGCTTCAACACTTCGTCTGCTGTGAACACAGTCAAGTCAGTAATAAGGGTTGCCACAGTCACAAGATACTCCTAAAATTCACCTTGAATAAATATAGTATTTGGTTTTTCATTTGGATCTAATCCAAATTCAAAACCAAATCGCCCTTTAGGGTCATATCCATCAGAGCCAATATTCTTTAATGGTAAGATAGTTTGAATATAATATAGTTCTTCATCTGGATTATACCAGAAGA